CGAGAATTGCGCCAAGAACATGCAGCAAGGCGGTGGTGCCATAGACGAGAACGCCCTGAACGGTATGCTGGCTCAGATGCTCGGTGGGGGTGGCGGTGGCAACCCGCTCGCGGCTCTCATGGGTGGCATCTCACGCCCTCAGGAGCCGAAGAAGAATCGTTCGAGCAAGAAAAAAACATCTCGCTAAGGTAGTATAATGAATCTAGTCGCCGAGGTTTTCCAAACGAACAAGCTCCTCGAGTTTTGGCCTACCGCGAAGCAGTCGGCGCGGGAGCGCGTCGCTGCGACTATGCGATTCGTAATTTACAGCACGTGCGTCGTGTACCTCATTAACCGCGACCCGCGCGTGTTCGCTCTGGGTATCTTTGTGCTCGCGATTGCGTATTACATGTACACGGCGAACATGATAAAGGACGGGAAGATTCGTCCGGCTCAAGGCGACGCGCGCATGTCCGGTCCCCTGCGCTCCAATGTGACGATGCCCTCAATGGAGAACCCCATGGGGAACGTGCTGATGACGGACTACGTCGACAAGCCGGATCGCGCGGCGGCCGCGTGGTACCCCAGCATGCGCTCTCAGGTCCAGGACGTCTGGAGCCGTATTCACCCCTTTGAGCGCCAGCGCGACGCCGAGCGCAACTTTTACACCATGCCCTCGACGACCATTCCGAACGACCAGACTGGGTTCGCTCAGGCTTCTTACGGAAAGCCATTCGCGCCTAAATGCCACGACCAGGGCGGCGCGGCGTGCGACCCAGATCGTTTCTACTCGACGTTCCCGGAGACGACGCAGCTGCGCGGTGGCAACGGGCGCTAAAATAATATACATTTCTATTAATAATAATGCCTGTCCTCAACAACAGCCCGAATGTCCTTCAGCCGGGCGTCTGGATCGGTCCGGCCCAGGTTGTTCTCGAAGATCAGGTTCAGATTGAGAGCCAGCTTCGCGAGCAGCCCACGACCGCCTGGAAGAAGGGCTGGTCCGAGCAAGCATATGATTTCCCCAATACCTACGTGAAGCTCCCCCTGCGTGTTCTCGGGTGGGATCCCGTCAGCACTTACGCCGAGAACCAAAACACCCGGTTCGTCCAGCGATACTTCTCAAAGTAAAATCTAAGTACTTATTAATAATACGATGGACCCCCTTGCATTGGCGGCCGTCGTCGGTCTTGTGTTTGCCGGTAAGCGTCTGAGCGAGGGAGGATCTTCATCCGCCCAGCAGGAGACTCGTTCATCGACAACCACGAAACCCATCACCCGGCTCGACGTCGACCTTATGGCGAACTCACACGATCACAAGGCGGACGCGTACGACCTGCGAATCATGAACCCCCAACTCGGTCGGCGGGTCGGTGACTGGCGTCTGCAGCCCAAGGAGGCTGTTCTGAACCTGCAGACGACCGGCATGACAAACACGCGTTCGCCGTTCGGTCAGCCCGTCTACGACATGGTGAATCGTCAGTACGTCACGAACAAGATGAACAACTTGTCGCCGCTCGAGCAGCCCAAGACGGTCGGCCCTGGCCTCGGTCTCGGGCCGAACGTGCCGGCCGGTGGCGGTTTTCACGACTTTTTCCGGGCCCTCCCGACCAACATCAACGAGGAGAAGCTCACGACGATCGAGGGTCGTGACGGCCCGCCGAATCCCGTCGTCAAGAGCGGTCTTCCTATGATCGGCTCCATAACCAAGGACGCCAAGGCTTCCAAGACGTGGGACCGGGCACCGGGTGCATTTGGGGCCGGCGGTCAGGGCGGCCGGATCGTGGGGCCCGAGGGGCGCCCCGACTTTCTCAAGACGAAAAAGACGACGATTCGTCAAGAGACGGGCATGCGAACCGACACGCTCTCGGACGGGCCTCCTCAGTACAATATCGCTCAGCCGTACGCGACCGGAACCTCCTACACGGACAAGTCCTTGACGCGCCTGAGCGGGTACCGTTCACAGAATGATCGCCCAGGAAACGCATCCGGAATGAACGTCCGTGAAGACCCAGTGAACCAGGGCGGCGCCGCGACCAACCTTCGGACCGAGTCTCGGCCGGTCGCACCTGGACCGATGGGACCGACCGGTGTGAACCAGGGGCGGGGTATCAAGCCTCCCCAGTATGACGACCCCCTCAATGAAAACAAGTCGAACCCGAATCCGCTCGGGCAGCCGGGATACCTCGACGTGGCGATTCAACAACTCGAGAAAAATCCCATCGCCCTCCCGCCGTTGGCCGTGGTTTAAAAAAATATAAGCACATTGTAAAATGAGCGGTGGTATCGTTCAACTCGTCGCGACCGGACCTCAGGACGCATGGCTGACCGGCAAGCCCGAAGTTTCGTTTTTCCGCTCCAACTACAAGCGCTACACTCACTTTTCCAGCTCAGTCGAGCGTCAGGTTATTCAGGGCGTTCCCATCGCCGGCGGCATCTCCACGATCCGCTTCGAGAAGAAGGGCGATCTGCTGAGCTATGTGTACCTGACGGCCAAGGACTCGAACGGTAACGAGATTGCCGGCCTGAACTGGGCGAACGTCATCGACAAGGTCGATCTGTACATTGGCGGTCAGATTATCGACACGCACGACATTGAGTACATGACCGATATCGAGCCGCTTGTCGGCGCCCAGAACTGGTCCCAGCGTTACATGAACCTGGCGAGCTCCACTCTGAATAACCAGAAGGCGTCTTTCCTGCCGCTCAAGTTTGCATTCTGCAAGGACTGGGCCGTGGCTCTTCCTCTGATTGCCCTGCAGTTCCACGACGTCGAGCTGCGCATCACCTGGTCGGCGAATCTGGCGTCCACGAATGGCATGCCCACCGGCATTCCGGCCGGCAGCCCTGCTTACTCCAGCCTGCAGTACATCTGCTGGGCCAACTACACGTACCTGGACCAGGGTGAGCGCGACTGGTTCGCCAAGACGAGCCACGACATGCTCATCACCCAGGTTCAGCGTGTGATTATGGGGACGTCTCCGACCCAGGAGCTCGCTCTGGCTCAGCCCGTCAAGTTCATCGCCTTCCCGTGCAAGAGCTACAACGTTCTGTACGGCACTGGCTCGGCCAACGCCTCCAATTTCCAGCTCAAGACCCAGGTGAACGGCGTGGATGTCGGCGAGTCCCGCCACCTGTCTCACTGGATCGACGTTCCCCAGTACTACAACACGCCCTGGGGCTACGTGACCGGTTCTTCGGCCGGCGGCTCCACCGCGAACGTCGCGATCATCTCTTACTGCCTCGACACCTCCAAGCTCCAGCCGACCGGCACCCTGAACTTCTCTCGGCTCGACACGTACCGCATCGTGGTCCCCCCGGCGCTGACGGGCGGCGTGGGCGGTCTGGCCTCGGCCATCAACTACCCCGTGAACTACATGTACGCCGTGAACTACAACGTCCTCCGCATCCAGAACGGACTCGGCGCAATAATATACGCCAACTAAATTAGAGATGCAACTCTGGCACTGGCTACTCCTTTTGGGTCTCGTTTTCCTCGTCACTTACAATCCGCGTACGGGAAATCTTACTAAATTTTTTAGTCCGGAAACATCAGTAGAGGATGATGAATCCCCGAGGTATTCGCGAAAGGCACAAAGCAATAGCGATCCCGGTGAGCACGGTGAATAACATCCAACACTTTTTGATAGTCCACGACAGGCGATACAGGGAATGGACGTTTGTCACAGGCGGGTGTCGCCGACGCGAAGTTTACAATCCGCTCAGATGCGCGGTCCGTGAACTCGAAGAAGAAACACGTGGTGTCATAAACCTGAAGAGGGGCTCGTACACTTACTTCACGTTTTCGACGAACACTCCCGAGCCGAGGGACATTGAAGACGGGGTGGAAGTTCTGAACCACTATCACGTCTACATATTTGACCTCCCGATGACCTCGGTAGAACATCGACACATCGTCCGCCGTTTCACCGATGAAAAGGACAAGATGGAGTCGAACCAAGTTCCTTTCCGAAAAAATTACGATGAAAATGACGACTGTCGGTTCGAGAACCTCGAGACGATCCAGGCGCACACGAACCTATGGCCCATGATTCGTCAGCACGTCGTCACCAACCCCGAGTTCCATCGGGCCCTGACCTCGAACCACAAGACGCCCTTCAATTTGCGTCTCTAAACGGGCGAATAAGTTCTGCGAACTTTATATAAATGACCAAGACCAAGCTAGAGTTTGCGACGATCCTCGCCAGTCTCCGAAAAGACGGCTCGGATCCTCAGAAGCTCGCCCAGGACATGTCCCTTCGCAAATTGCTGTACGAAATTGAAAGACTTGAGCAGACGCAAGAGCCGCCGCCGAAAAAGGAAACCCCCGTGCGTTCACTCTGGTCTTGGTTGACGCATGATTCTGACGACGACTAGTTTAAGAAAATAGACTCATAATTACTAATGGAAAAGTGGAAGGTTCCGGTGGGTCCAGGGACCCATGTCCTCATGGACGGCGGAATCCTATCCGTCCCACCCGAAGAGACTCTCCAATTTTACGAACGATACATTTCACTCGTGAATTCTGGAACGAAATTGTATGTCGTCGAACAAAAGACAAATAATTTCAAATTCTTCGTAGACTTTGACTACAAGGCTCCCGAGAAACTCGAAGATCCGGATCTTCTCCAATTTTGTTCCATAATTCATGAAGCCATAGGAAGTCCAGGTCGGTGCGTCATTGCCAGGGCCCGAGTAAGGAATGTCGGTCCTTCGCTTCTCAAGTCTGGGATCCATATTCACTGGCCGGACTTGACCGTGACTCGGACCGAGGCTCTGAATTTAAGAACAAAAATCATCACAAGTCTGGGGGACGGACCATGGGACCAGGTGATCGATGCATCCGTCTATGGCGGTTCGGGACTTCGCATGCTTTGGTCCCATAAGAAGCCGACCGGAGATCCGTATATTCCCTGGCGCTCGCTCGACAGCCCGGACCTCTTTCCAAAAGAACCGAACGCCGAGACGCTCGGTCTCTTTGCGGTTCGAACGGACGAAGTTTCAAAACCGGCCGAACTCTTGCAGAATACAGGCCATCTCGAAGAGTTTATTCAGAGGTACCTGGAGGGCCAGGAGAAGGCGCGCGTCAAGAAGGTTCAGCGGAACGCCCACGATGGATGGTTCGTCCAGACCGATTCCAAGTGGTGCCAGAATATCCGCCGAGAGCACACCTCGAACCACGTCTGGTTTTCGATTCATTCAGGCCGTATATGTCAAAAGTGTCTCGACGAGGATTGTCGCGAGTTCCAAAGTCCCTGGAAAATTCTTCGACCATCAATAGTAGAGCAACTCGAAGATGTTGCTATTGTGGGTAGTCCTTCTACTCATTTTTTTATGGATATTTTTCCCAATGGGACAGGGTGTCAGATTCAAAAAGTACGAAAAGAAGATCCATCCGTACTCGGGTCTCGACCCCGTCAGCTGGGAACGATTCCAGACCAACATCCACACGTTCGAACGGTTGGTTTCGACGCCCCAGGTTGAAGAGGCGGCCGGGGCGCTCTACGAGGCGATCGAGAGCGCCAGGGACCTCGGTCTCGGCCTGCGTCGCGCCGACGACGAGCACCACCGAGAGGACATAAACAAGATTGCGAACGAACTCGGGTACGAGGGTGAATTTCTCCTAAATCAGAATGCAATTTCACGAGGAGTTTATTTCTTCCCTAAATACTTAAACGAATCAATCATGGACTACCCAGAAGATGAACCCAGAGACTTCCAGCGCGTCGCCCGAAGCCACGGTCAGTAGGACCCGCTCTGGACGCGTTTCTAAGCCCCCAGTGAGATACGAGCCCGTCGAGCAGGTCGAGGACGATTACGCCCCGGATGACTACGACACCGAGGAACCGGATGACGACTCGGTCGAGATACTGACCGAGTCTGACGAGATTGATGAAGACGAAGACGCCGATGACGATGGAAATCTCGACGGATTTGTTGTCGCAGATAAAAGCGAGAGTGATTCTGATAGTACAGACGATGGAGAATCTGCCGTTCCTAACAAAAAGCGACGACCGACCGGTGTCAAGAAACGACCAGCGCGCTCAGTCTGAGCACGAGTGGCCTCAGCCGGTCCCTCAGTTTCAGGCGCAGCAGCAGCAGAGCCGCCCCGAGATTCCGGACATATTTAAGAATGTAAATCCGATCGCGATACTCCTGCTAGGTATCGTCATCGGGGTCATTGTGGTCAGTATGCGACCGATTGTCATTCAGGGCAAGTAAACTACTACGTCATCATATACAATGGGGCCCGTCCCGACGTCGCGTCGGCCCCGGTAAAATTCCCAATCGGACCGGTCCGGTTCTTTTGGACATCTTCCTGAAGGAACCCTATCCATGGATTTTCACGAGTCTGTGATCTTGGTTCCATATCCCTAAATACCTCAAACTGATTGTCGTAAGACGCGACAGGTTGAGATATTCTGGCCGGCGCCTGAGGAAATCGAATGTAAGCTATAAAAAGCATAAACATTACGATCACCACGGCCAAAAGTTTAAAAAACATTTCTACTATTTACATTGGAAAATTACTGGTCCTGAACCTCATCCTCCTCGGTGATCGTCTCGGGGACCGCGACCGCCGCTGCCGCATCGCGACGCTTGATAACCTCGGCGGCGACGCGCACGTCGGCCATCTGGACCAGCTCATCCATCGGCTTGTCCGGGAACTCCTTCTTGAGGTCCTCGAGGATATCGGCCGGGTGGGGAATGGGCGGAACGTCCGGCTTGGTGTAATACTTGGAGTTCTCATCGCCCGGCTCGATGTAGGGGAAATCGCCGTCGATGGGCTTGGCGATCATGTCCCGCTTGCGCTTCTCGAACATTGCAGAGGCGGCCGACTGGTTCTCACGGTACTTGGACATAATCTCCTCGAGCTTCTCGTTCTGGTAATGCGTGTCCTCGATCTGGTCACGCTGGGGGGGAATCAGGAGCCACTTGTACATGTCGACGACGTAAATGTCAACCAGACCGTCATCCTTCTGGAGGCGCTTGGCATGCGAGGCAGCCTCGTCGCGCGTCGGGAAGCACCCACGAATCTTCATGCCGAGCTGCTCGTTCTTCTGGGGCAGGTCAGGGCCGACGAAAGAAATGCACGCAAAAAGCTGTCCTGGAACAGTCAGGTAATCCTGCTCGAGAGAACCCATTTAAAAGTAAGAAGAGCTTTTCTTTTAAGTGAATGGACGCTCTTCGCAAACTCCATAATGGGGCCAAACGGGAACTCATTCTCAAATGGGTCCGCCACGGTTCACACGTTCTGGATTGCGGGTGCGGCCGGGGGGGCGACTGGCACAAGTGGAAAGCAGTCAGGGCTCGCGTCTCGGCGATAGATCCGGACGAAAAATCACTGGTCGAGGCCGAGTCCAGAGCGGCTGACGGCGGCCTGTATATCAATTTCCTGGGTCCGGGTGACATTCGACAGGCGGCATTCGCTGGGCCTTTTGATGTCGTCTGTTACAATTTCTCCTTGCATTACATTTTCGAAGACGAATTGACGTTTAAAAATTCAATCAAGGCTTTGAGTGTCGCCCTGAACCCTGGGGGTTTCCTGATCGGGATCACCCCTGAACTCGCCCGGGCCGAAGCCATGGTCGACCAGTACGGACATTTCAAAGACGAATTAGGGAATGAAATTGCGATTCTTCAGGGGGGGCGGAG